CAATAATGTGATTGAGATCATCCTCAGTATATTTTTTCTCGTCTTGTGGTGGCATCCCGCTATTCATTAGATGTGCAGCCCTTCAAATATTACATCTTCCATTTCAATTAAGGCATTAGCAATAGCATAACACCCCTCTTTCATGCCTTGGTTTATCTCTGTAATGTTATCAATAAACTCAGGCTCGATAATTAATGCGGTACAATTTGTTTTAGCTAGGAAATAATCAACACCTTTAGCGGGGTTAAGCTGATAATAGCCCTCTTTAATTCCACGGTTAGGCTTAAACACAGGGCATAGATGCTCTTGCATAATCGTAGCGGCTCGCTTACCTGTCACTGATTTAGGGTGATATAAAGTCTCTGAGCCTCGACCTAGTGAAATCATTTCACCCGCGTCAATTATTCCGTTACCGTTTAAGTCATTCCATTTCTTGTAGGAGTTGAAGTGAATCTCGATAGCTATGCATTTATCAGGCTTAATTCCGTTAATAAAATCAACCTTTTCACCTAGCCTTCCATTAGGAACGCGCAAGCATTTGTTACCAAGAATCTCAGCAATTAAATCAGCCCATTTTTCGGCTAGGATAAACTCAGTTACGGCTTTATAGGATGCGCCTTGGGAGTCTTTGTTGTGACCTACAGCTACAAATATCACTATAATTTAGCCTTTACCGCGCCTTTGAGTTGTGAAACCGTTCTTTCGGGCAGGCTTGTGTCACCTTTTAGTTTTTGAACTTCATCTCGTAAAAGATTAATCTCATCTAGCATAACTAAAGCAAAAGCTTTTAAGGTGGAATCAAACTCAACCTCAACATCTGCTTCTTTTGTTTTTTTATAGTCATTGTGTGTATCAACATCAGTTTGTGTTATTTGTTTTATTCCCATACCCAAAGCTCCCGTGGTTTGCCCCAAGGTAAAGTAGAGTCATCTACTATTTCAAAAGATGCTCCGCTAGGGACTCTTTTATCCGCTAATTGCTCTATTGTTAATTCATTTTTAGGTGCTGGTGTTATAATATCTACACCACCTAAACCGTTATCAAATATAATTACTTGCATATTAATCTCCAAACACATGAATAAGTACTCTACTTGGGTCAATCGTCCCATCTGAAGTATCTTTCGCGGTAATGCGCACAGCCGATACGGAGTAGGTGCCTCCAGATAGAGGTGACACTACGCAACCGCGTGTTCCTACTGTAGCCATACCGCAACCTACTACGCTGTAATTAATATCGCGCATGTCATTGGTAAAGTTAACTGTGTACGCGCCAGCCCCGTGGTCTGTGATACTGTCTACGTTATATGAATCTCTAATAACTATTGTTCCAGCACCGTTAAAATTTACCCATGCTTTACATGCTGTCCGATGGTCCCCTTGGGTTAATGGAGATACTATTTTTTCCGCATTTGTACCTGTTATCACCTCAGCTGAGGACGCAAATAAAATAACAGGATTCAACAAAATCATATCTGTGCCGTCATAACGACAAATGGCTTCATCTGGTATTGCGCCGATAGCTAATGCAGAGCCGTCTGAATTCTTAATGGTTTTTGCACCCAATCCATCAAAGTTTAGCGTTGGGGCTGCGATAGTGTTGGTGTTAGTAAAAGATAGCGGGTAGGTTTCTCCAGCTTTATAAGAAGCAATATTTAATGTGGCTGTATAGGTGTCTGTGCCTGATACTGCTGCAGAAAGCTGCGGTAATGGAACCTCTTTCCATTTTGTTGGTGAGGTGGTTGGATCGTTTCCTTGGTTGCCATCAACAATAGATTGGTAATAAGAGTCATCTGAGCCAAGAACAATCTCTGGAATATTATAAGTATTATCATTAAGCCAAAGCTCAAATTGACCCTCAACAATGTCGCCAATAGGATCTTTTGTCCAAATAGTGGCGCCATCAAATCCTGTCGCTGTACCAGAATTATCTTGTTGCACATTTTTATAGATGCCATCTAAGAAAATATTATCTGTATACTGACCGTTAGCATCAGCTAAAACAGGGTTGTTCAGTGGCGTAGTTAATCCTGAATCCTCATAAATAGCCTTTGGTGTCGTTGTTCCTGTTTCAAAAAAGAATAATTTAGCGCCGACTATCGGCTTACCATTTACGTCTTGTACGCTTGCTACTGGTGAGATATAACGTGCCATTATTGTTGCTCCTGTTGTACGGCTAATGGTGCTGCAGCTCCGGCTGCCTCAGCTCTTTCAAATATTTTTCTTGCTCTTGTAATTTCTGCGGCTTCTTTTGCAAATTTATTTGAGCTTTTTAATAAATCATCAAGCTCTGAGCCTGTCGCTAAAAGCATGTCTGATAAATCTTGTACGTTTCTTTTGCCTTTTTTTACGTTCTGTAAATAATTTTTTACGATTTCTCTGCCTTTTGCGCCGCCACGTATTAGCGTTTCCATTTGCTTTGCGGCCTTAGATGTTGCGTTTTGTGCAAATTTTCTACTTATCTGTCCGATTACTGGCGCTGCTGGGCCTAAAACACCGATTCCAGCTAATCCGCCTAAAATATTAGTTGCTGAACCCTCAGAAAAACCAAGTCTACCGACTAATTTTAACAGGTTTGCATCGCTAGTGCCTTTAACAACATCCTTCATTGCTTGAACTTCATCTTTAGTGAAGAATCTTGAACGTTTTTTATTATTCACAATTGAGCGCAGTTGAGTTCTTATGCCGTTTTCGAATCCAGACGCTTGCAAATCAGCTTTTTCAAAAGCATCTGATATAAGCTCAGAACGACGAGCTCGACCCCATAAACTACGGGCCGCCTTGTATCTTTCTCCGATTTGCCCGACTACTTTTGCCTCTGGGCCAGAAAACGCGCCTTGCGGTAACCCGTCAAGAAAATCATCTATTTCGTCAACCATAATCGCGCCGACTCTAGCATCAGACGGATCTATTGCTTGTGCTGCTATTTGTGCCTGTTTTCTTAGGTTATCAAGGTCCGTTAATGATCGTGGCTGCACGTTATCAAGCTCACCGATAAATCTATCAACAACCCTTGCTGATTTAGGCGTAAGAACATCATCAACATTCTCTTTTTTTGCTCGGCTAACAACCTTCTTTATTAAAGACCTTGTTGCTCCTGGTTTAACTGTAACTTGCAAATTATCTATTTCTTTATAAATAGCCCTAGATGCATCTTTAATTTGTGCGACATCCGGCGCAGCCTCTAAAAGTGACTTAGTAACAGCTTTTTCACTAATTTTTGTAGGAGGCTTAACTTTTATGGGCGCTGCTTTTAACCCCGTTCCGGCTTTAGCTGCACGTCTTCCAACACCAAAGCCTAAAGCTTCCAATGTTGCAGCTGGTAATGTTGTTGCAACCGCAGCTAACGCGGGGCTTCCCGTAACCTTAAACGTAATATCTCCAAGACCTTTCTCAACACCTTTTAGCGTTTCAGCTACAGGCTGCAATACCTCACCCACACCACGAAGGGCTGCTTTTCCTTCTTCTGATCTAGGTTGGAATGTTAGCGCTTCTCTGGTTTGTGCGATTTCTTGCTCTGCTACCTCTGGACCAGCACCACGCAAAATAGCACCAATACCAGCGGCTCCAGCAATAGGCTCTGCAATAGCGCCGGTCACAACCGTTGCGGCAGGCTCAAACAATCCTTTGGCCGCACCAATGCCAGCCTCGATTCCTGCTTGTAGCGGGGATGGCATTTCAGTCGCAGGAACAGGCTGTTGAGTCATAGCCGCTTGCATTTGAGATTGAGCTTGTTCAGGCGTTGTTCCTTCTGGAACCTCAAACCGAGCAATTCGGCCATCTTCTAATTGAAATCTAGCGATAGGCATTATTCAAACCCCAAGAATTTAACTTTGCCTTGTGCGGCAGGTTGATCGGCGGCTTTACTTGTGGCGCCATCACTTTTCTGTCTTTCTTTATCTCTAATGAAGCTAGCAACAGTGCCGCCTTTATCAAGCCAATTAATCTGCTCCTGAAAATAGCCGCGCAATTTTTGCTGTGCTGCTTTCCTGTCCTGCAAATGCTTAATTAATTCAGGCTCATTTAATCCTTCAGGCAAGGCCACTAATTTAACTAAATCAAGCTCGGCCTCTGATATTGCGCCGAGAGTTACGCCTCCAATAACATCGAGAGCCATCTCGTTTTGAATTTGCTTAAGCTCTACTGATGCGGCCTTAAATGAAGGTAAGAATTTTTCAATCGCGCCCGTGCCTGCGCCAGCCTCTAATGCGCTTATGGCTCTATCTATGTTAAGTATGCCTTTGTCTATTTTAACAATTCTATCAAAACCTTTATCAATTGATTTAGCTCGTGATGCGCCAGTTAACTCTCCAAACTTTTCACGCTGCTTTATAATGGCAGATGATTCTCCAACCTGTAGCGCTGTTCCTTCTTTGGTTATTGTCTGTATGGCTGAACCAGTGGCTCTTCCTTCTATACCGGCTTTTACTCTGCGAGCCTCTATTTTATCAGCCTCAGAGAAATCTTTAATTAAATTATTAAACTCTCTCTCGCTTGTTCCTGCTGCCGCGCCTTTTTCTGCTGCCGCCTGAACCCCGAACCGCTCTTTAGTCGATAAATCCAATAGCTGAACGCCGGTTAAAGCTTGGTCTTGCTGTGCCTGATCCATATCTAAAAGCTGAATAGTGTCTTTAGGATCGCGGCCTTGAGCCTGTAAAGATTGTGCTCTAGCTGTGATCATATCAGCCCTTTGCTCGAAAGGAGCAGATTGAAGTTGTGACGCAAAGCGTGAAGCCTCAGCTCTTTTTGTTTCGTCATCTAACCCCATATCTTTTAATGCTTTATTTGCCAATACAGGGTCTATTTTACGAGCCTGCTGAACTAATTGCTCTTGAGAGATCGCTTGTGGCTGTTCTGCTAAAGCTTTCTCACCACCAAAATCAGCGGTTTGAGCTGCTAATTGTTGCTGTTGCTCAGTCTGCGGGGTTTGTTGTCCAGACTGGCCTAGCAATTGTCGAATTTGCTCACTCTTTTCTCGCTGAATATTTCGAGCGCCTAATTGCTGAAAGCCTGCGAGTTCCTGCAATCCAGTTGTTAATGGAGCAGCTTGAGGTTGTAAATTAAATCCGCGAACGTCTACTAAAGCCATGATATTTTCCTATCTAAGTCCCGCAAGGAACCCTTGCTGAGTTGATACGCCTGGTGTGCCTTGAGCAAACGCAGCCCCTCGTAAACCGCCACCTAATTGACCTAAAAACTGGCCTTGTGCTTGCTGTTGCCCGAGAATGCCGCTCGCCTGAGCTTGCCCGCCTTGGGCTAAAAGTTGGCCTGTACCCGCAGCCGCAGACTGTCCCCCACTTATTAATTGGGATAATTGTTGTTGCTGTCTAGCGAGATCTTGTTGAGCAAAACCAGCAGCTTGCTCTTGTAGTGCGGTTCTTACATTTCCGCCGCCTAGCCCACCAATAGCAGACTGACCTCTTAAAAGTGCGCGCTGTTGACGCTGTCTTATGAATTGCTGTCCTGGTGTTTCTTGTATTGCGCTTAGAGCTTGTTGTTGTTGCTCTGGCGTGCCTAAACCAAGAAGAGCTTGCTGTTGCTCTAAAGCTCCAAGTCCTGCTTCACGGAATGGATCAAGGCGTTCAACACCCTGTTGCGCCGCACGCTGTTGCGCGCTAGCCGCGCCTGCTGCTGCCTTTCTTGCTTTGCGAGATTGCATGGCACCAACAACTAATGTGGCCGCTGTAAAGTTTTTAACCGTTAAGCCGACAAAATAAGGAATGAAGCCGAAAAAAGAGGGGAGCTTACCTAATCTAAAAAAGTGACTATTCATAATATTTCTCATAATTAGCTTCTATCTGGTTATACCCTAAAGCGTCGAACATTCTCTCATTTTTTATATGAGTTTTTCTGCTCATAAATGCTCTTTTCGCCCCATTGTTTTTAAATTCATCATCTGCAAATTTAAACATCTTAAAACCTCCGCCTTTACCTCTAAAATCTTTACGTAAAAAATAAAATAAAACAAAGGCTGTTTTCTTTGTCTTGTAAAAAATATCATCCTGAATTGTTGAAATATGAAAGCCAACTAACTCACCATCTTTTCTTGCTGTTACAACATGAAGAACGCCCATGTCTTCAATGGCTATAATTTGTTCATGATCAACGTCAGGCTCATAAGAATGGCCAAGATCAACCTCTTTCGACAACAAAGGCAGCAAATCTTTCATGTCATCAATAATATCAACATACTTCTCTTTGCTAATAACAATGCTCATCCTAATATCCAGCCTGTATCGCCTGAGCCTGTCTGTTTAATATATAAAACCGCTTCTGATGCTCCAGCTAGATCCATGTATCTTTGTGACACCCCTGCTTCTACAACACCTTCTGGGCTTCCTGCGCCTTGAATTGGAGTATTCAAATTAACAAGCCTTGTCATTTCTCTTAGATATTCAGAGAATCTAAGAGTCGGCTTCCCATCCTCATCAGCAACATTCTCAAATCTTTCAAAATTAATCAGCATCTAATATTAAATCCGCTTCTAGTTTAATGATCGCAACCTTAATAGGCGCGTCCATAGAAAACTTGTAAACTCTAAACCGCTTTAGCTGTCCTTCCCTTCTCCAAATCTGCCTCTTATTATACTCTCCTTGCTTACCTAGAGATCGAGAAGTTTCATTTCCAAACGTCTTAGCATTGTCTGAGTATGAGCGAGTAATATAAGGGTCTGAACCCGCTCCGGTTGCGGTTGCTGTTCCTGATTCGCAGGTTAATTCCATCTCTGCAACGGTAATATTCTCACCTTCAGCATGAAACGGAGCGAGGGAGAATGAACGGTTAATTGTTTCACCATATTCTGCGTATATATCGCGGCTCATTTCACCTATACGACCATCTTGGTTATCAGTCACTAAAGTCTTTCCATAAGCTTTAATAATTCCATTAACGCGCCATACTGTTGCACGACCAAAGCGATCCTTTGATTTTCTTTCGTGCCATTTAGGCCTACCAGATAATGCGGTAGCAAGAGAATCAAAAGTAAGGACGCGATCTTTAATGTGAACATTTAAAAAGAAGCCGCCATGTTCACCATAAACAGTACAAAATATATCCTCTTGCTCTGCATCCGTTAAAGATTGGATAATATTGTCAACCGCAGCAGTTGAAATCTTTTGACCGCTTGATCCTGTAAATTTCCATACTGCAGGCTGTTCATTTAATCCGCCACCAACAAAAGCATAAGAATCATCATAATCAATCATTGAAAACTTAGCTTTAACACCTTTGGGAACCACACCGCCTGAGATTCTTTGAAAAGGAAACCCGGCGCCACCAACGTTAGCAAAAGGCTCAATGGTTCGTCCTCCACCAATATAAAGCTGATTTCTTGATACATGGATGCCAGTAATATCATCTGGATCAGCTTCTGCTGTGCCAAAATCCAGAGCATCGTAGCTTGTGCCGTCCTTCAAAGCCGAATTGAAGAATATCGGGCTAGTGCTTGCCGCTGAATTATTATTAAAGTGGACAAAATAACCGTCAACAAAAACTACTTGCTGAGACGGGCCTAATGTCGTGGTGAAATCTGAGTCTGTAATTGTTACAAGGCCGCCTGCCACCGTATAAATATAAGCGTCTGAACCAGGCACAACGATGCACATCTGTACGCCATTGTCGTCAATTGACACGGCATCTGAGCCAGATATAGTCCCTAGAGATGTCGTTGTCCCGTCTGAATTAACTCTGTGCAAAGTCGTATTAACAACAGTATAAGCGATGCCATTCATTACATGGCGGCCACGGGAAGGCGTATTGCCAGCATCTGCAAATCCGGAAATACCAGGAGTGCCGATTAGCTGCGCCGGTGAAAGAGCGTCTGCTTGAGGTATTTGAGGAATAAGATTAATGCAAGCTTGATTCGCAATCGGCCTAGATGCATCAACATAAAATCCGTTTGCTATTGGAAACTCAGGCATCAGTATAAAGCCCTCATAAATGTGTCTTTTGCTACTAATACTGTGATCGTTTGAGTTGCCAACTTACACCCCTTCATAATGGCCTTGCAATTTAATTTTAAAATTTGTTAATGCTGTTACATTATCCTGTATTAGTGTTGAAAATTTATCACCCTTAGAGCCATCTAAAAATACTATAGCTCCCGTACCTTCTTTAATATGATAGATAGCGGCTAATCCAAATTCACCACCGCCGACTTTCTCTTGGTAATTTACAGGGAAAGCATCGCTATCTAAATCAAAATTTCTTTTCCAGTTCGTAAATGAGCCAGTGAAGCCATCAGATTTTGCTCTAAGTACGCAGCCATTAGTTAAGGCGGTTGCTCCACCAAACTTCGTGAAATCCATTGCCGAAGCATCTGTCATAACAACGCTCATATTAATCAAATGCACGATTACATCAGTAGGAATATGGCTTGTGAAAATAACAGGGCTAGACGGTGACGCTGCTGTTGTTAATCCAGGCTCGGCCATATTTGTAAAAATCTTTGTTACATCTGCGCCAATAGGATGATCAAAAGTTAAAGGGGTGTCTAATGTTATTAGATTGGTTGATATTACTAATATTTCAAAAAATAAAGGTTCTAGCCCACCATTTTCTATTTTTATCTCATCGCCAGCAGAAAACGAACTCGCATCAACTACATTAATCTGATTATCTTCGCTTGATGCTGCGGCGCTTAAGGTTGTAGTTGATGCCGTGTCGAAATGTAGGAATTGGTTATAAACAGCATGATGCACATCTGCATCATGAAAATTATCAGAACCAAAAAGCCTTGTTTGTATCCATTTAGTGCCGGTCCACTCATAAACAGATCCATTATCAGACACTAAAAACTCGTCACCTGGACGGATGCCAGTTGTTTTTAGCGCGATACGTTCAGCGCTTGTTCCCGTGAATACCTTACTTGATTCAAATCTTGAGCCAGCCATTAGAAGTTCTCTTCGCTATTAACAGGAAAGAAGCGTCGATCTAGATCAATGTCATAACACTGATTTCCTGATCCAGTCGGTAAAGTATCAGGAAATTCAACCTCTAAAGGTTTAGAGATAAGACGAAGCATATTGTCTGTGCTTGCGCTTATCTCAGCCGCTAACGTTGGTGTTATTTGTTTTGAGTAGTCAGAAGCTAAACGGCCAGCCAAATTAGCTTTAATCGCGCCCTCTGTTCCACGTGGAACGCGAATAGCATCAGCAGGATCTGCAATAGGAGCGAACCCAAGGATAATGCCTGAGTTCTCCCACTCGATAAGCATATCATTAAGTACTTCTATACCATCAAGCATTTCCTGTCCAGTAATTGCGCTATCACTAGGATTTACCCCTAGCTTACGCAAAGCACCATTAATAATGTCTGCTCCACTAGCCATTTTTAATGCTCTCTTCCGTTATTAATGAGTTTTTCAATCTCAGCTACTCTTAGCGCTTTAGTTTTACCTTTCAGCTTTACACCAAAATTCACTTCGGCATAATCAAGTAATTCTTTGCCTGTCATTTCTTTGAGGTTTAATGCGCCATTAAGAGCGTCTTTCACGCCTTCAATGGATTCGCCTAACTGCTGAACCTTAGCCTCATCATTTGGATCTACATCAAAATCTGTTGTCTTTACAAATAGGCGTGGCGAGTCTTTCCAACCGTCGTCATAAAAGGCTTGCGCTTCATCTGCATTAACAATCTTAGGTTCTTCTGTTGCGTGATAAATCCAAACTCTTAGCATGGTATCTCCAAATTAGAAAAGCCCTCAAAAAGAGGGCAGTTATTAAAGTTGAGCTGCACCTTCTGACGTGTAATCAGGCTTAATCCAAAACAATTTATATGTTTCAGAGGCCGCATCTACCGCGCTTCCAGTGGAGTTCATAATGGTTAAAGCTAGTGTGTCGGCTGCGCTTACGCGAGCATTTACGATACCTATACCAGCATCCAAATCAGATTTATTAACAAATACCATCATATCGGTACTTAAACCGTTAACAGTAAAGGTTTGCTCTGCTGATGTGTTTGCCGCTACAGATGCGAGATCAATGGTTACATTAACAACGCCAGAACTAATGCCGTTTCTATCGACTGTCATAATATTCTCCTTAAAAGAGGAGGCCGAAGCCCCCTACAATTTACTTAGTGATACGAACAGCGAAAGAACGATTCTGAACAAATACATCGAACAGAATATCGAAACGATAGTGCATCGTCATATCATTACCATCGAACCAGCGCGTACTCGTTAAAGAGATACCTTTGAAGTTCTCACGAGACTGACTGACGCCTTCACCATTACCAGCAACATCTAATGGAACAAACGCCATAGTGATCGCATTCTTGTGGAATGCCATGTTTTGCCGGTGAGTTGCACCTGCTGAACCTGTTAGTATGCTGATTACCGCATCATTAGCAGGGGCTGCCGTACATGTTTTATACGGGCCAGTGATAATAATTGGTGGCGCAATAGTTAGAGGGATATTATCCGTTACGCCTGTTGACGCAATTGAGTCCTCTGTGACTGTAAAGGTTTGCAAATCACCAGTATCTTCACGAGTACGACGATTAACCGAGTTAACACCCGCTAAAGTGATAATATCACCCGCTTTAAACGCTACTGCTGCTGTCGTATCCGCTACACCATCAATATTCAATGTTTGCGTATCAGTGTCTTTAGATGCCGCGTAAGTCACGTTGATTGTGCCTGCATCATCAACAAGAATAGTACCTGTTGCTGCACCAACTGTATGAGTTTTCAAGCTGTTAGACTCGAAGTTCTCAAATGATGCGTAGCGGCCTAAGCTTGCTTCTTCAATAGCTTTCTTAGCTGTGCCTTGTACAAACACGCCTTTTAAGCCGTTAGATAAGGACAAAGAAGATCCTGAGTCCCAGAACGCGCAACGGTCTTTCATTGGTACGCCGATCTTGCTTAATTCAGCTTTAGCGTTGCCAATATCAAGGAATGTGCTTGGTGTTGTACCAGGTGTGCCGACAAAGTTAGGGATTTCTGTATATTTAGCCGCGATAGCCGACTCAACCACTTGGGCTAATTCTTCCATTGCTGGCTTAATATAACGCTCGTTAGCGTCTTCAATCTTAAGAGATAGGTCTGAATCAGTAATCTCGAAGCCAACATGCTTTCTGTTAGCTACTGTTACAGAAATAACACCTTCTTCAATGTCATTAGCAGAAAACGATGCTCCGTCTGTTGCTTCAAACATTACAGGGCGGCGAATAGATGCAGTTGCGCCTACTTTTTTGCCAGAAAAAACTCGACTGTCATCAAGTTGTCGATCTACTTTTTCACCCATAACCAAAGCGTTAAGAAACTCCTTAACCGCCCACTTAGTTACGAGGGATGTGTTTTTGAAATCATTAGCCATTTAAAACTCCTATGGCCTACTCCATTGCGTATATCTCACTCATAGACATATCTTCTTGTGCTTTATTAGATATGCCGCTAGAGCCGACAGGTTCAATTGGATCAGGCGCTGCACTTGTTACCACTGTTTTAGGTGTGGCTGTCAATTGTGCGGAGATTTGGCCTAACTGTATAGCTGCTGTCATTGGATCGGCAGTCGCTATTGAATCTGCAACATCTAAATGCTTCCCAAGATAATAAGCCATTTCCGGCCCTTTCTCGTGCTGCATTATGGCATTAAGCGTTTTCTCAGGTAGTTCCGGTATATTGGCTACCACCTGCTCATAATCAGTCGCTTTTTCTGCGAAGGTAGCAACTTTCGAGTTAAAATCATTCGATACTTGCTTAGCCTGTGCTTGCGTCTGTGCTTGCTGCGCTTGTTGCTGAATCTGATCAGCTTTTAGGTCAACTCGATAATCAATCAATGCGCTGGTGTGCGCCGCTTCATCATAATCAAAGTCTTCCAATTTTGGCTCTGCTGCGTTTTGCGTTGGAGTTTGAGTGACATGAGGTTTAACCTCATTTAGTTGCCGCTCTAAATCATCTGCTCTGCGCTTCTCTGCATATTTCTCAGCCGTTATTTTGTTGATTCTGGATTGAGTTTTTTCGCTAATCTCATCTGGACTAACAAAATCTCCTTTATCACCATCAACCGTTGCGGGTGCTGTTTCCGCTTGCCCTTCCGTTCCTGCTGTAACTTCCGTTTCCGTTGTTGCGGTCACTTCTGCTTCATCCAGTTGCGGCATATTAGGGTCTTGTGCAGCTTGCTCAGTCATATTGTACCTATCTGTTGTATCTGCCGATTGTTAAGGTAATCGTAAACCTGAATCAATTATAAACTATATTTGAATATAATCAATTACTGAATATCTTGCTGGGTTATCGTTCCCGCTTCTAGTTGTAGCGCAATATCTGCAGCCTCTTCACTATTTGCTTCTTCTCCGACTATGTCTTGAGCATCATTAACAATATCTAGCTGATTAATGCGCGCTCTATGGTCTTTCTGCGTTATTGGTATTCCGGCATCTATTTGCTTAGTAAACGTTTCAACCAAGTCTTTTAACGCTGTAATAGTCTGGCTTTGTGTTTCAATAGTAATCTGGCTTGTCTGCGCGTCCTGTTTCTCTATATCAGAAATAAGTTTCTCGGTCTGCATATTCACATTATCTGTGAGCGCGGTTTGAGTTGGATCTGGTGCTTGAGGCTGATTTAGCCCCATTTCTTCCTTCTCTTCGTCTGTTGGATCTGCAATGCCTTGCAGAACAGCATACTTTCTTAGTCGTTTCTCAAACTCTTCGCCATCAACAATATCTAAATTCTTAGCAATTAAATCAGGGGTTAATTGTTCAAATACAGGAGAAGCTGCCGCCAATTCAATTAGCTGCTGGGCTGATTCGTCTTTTTGCGTGCTGAATGCTGGCCCTGTCTCGATAGAAACGCCATACTGGCCAACAGATAAATCGTTAACAATAACAGGCTTATTAGTGTCTTTATCAATAATGGTCTCGTTTAACTCATTAAGCTCTTCGGTATTAATCTGAATCGTTTCGGACTTACCGCTAATCTCTAATATTTGAACCATTTGAGGCGCATCGTAAATCTTAGGGATTAAATCCATTAAGATTTCGCCAGAAAAGTTTAGGGATTTTTCGTGATTATCTTGATAAACATAAGAGCCTAAATCACCTTTTTCAGCCTGAGACTTGATAGACTTCTCGCTTAATAGCTGAGGGGCGTTACCCATAGCTGGCGGGTACATGCTTGTAGTGGCATGCATATCATCAACGGATTGCCGTGCTATTTCTATGCCTGCTTGCTGTAAAGAAGGTGCGCCGGTTCTTTGTGGCGGCCCAGGCGCTGCTTCATCAGGGTTGTATGGCATAAAAGGCTGATTCTTGCGTGGGAATGACTTCCACGTTTTCTCAAGCCCAAATTTCTGCTTAAGCGTGTGCCATATTGGATCTTTAGGTGTTAATGCGTAAGTCTCAATATCTGTTGAACGCGCATAGTTATATGTTCTGTTTGAATCTTTAGAAAATCTGACAATGCCGCGTGTGTATTGCTTGTCTTCAATTTTAATTCTTTCGCCGTAGTCAGGAACTAGCGGTATATACTTACCGGCCCACTTCATTGGGCCCTCTAAAATCTCAGCGCCGTTCATTTTGTACATTTCAACATTAAACGTCTTAACTTTTCGCTCTTTGACGATAGTTATCTGCTGCGCTGCAAGCTCATCAATGACAGCTTGCTCATCTTCTTTGTAAATAGTTCGACCATCTGACAGTAAGGCTAATGTCTTGGTAGCTGGCGTTTTCTTCCAGTACTCTGCGATTCTTACGTTACTACTAGTAAACCAACCAACACAATTCCCTTGTGCGTATCTCTCATTTGAGAAGTCTTGAACAACAGCGTCAGGGTATTTAACCTTAAAAGCGTCCTCAGTCATTGATGTAATAAGGAACTGCCACATTGAATCCTTACCGGTGTACTCAGTTGATGATGGATCAATATAGTGTGAGGTTGCTGCTGAAATGATTGGCTTTATAATAATATCTTGATTCATTGAGTCTTGCTTGAACTCAGTGAGAATGCGCCAACCGCCATACCCGCCTGCTACCTTCTCATCAAAGGCGTTATCGTATGCATTCTGGGCTTTAGATTTGCTTTGTATTTTACGGATTAAACCGCTGAATATCTTTGCTGTTTTATCGTTTGAATCGGCTGACTCTGGACTGACTTTGATTTGGCTTCTATTTTGCCTGTGGGTTCCGGTTATCTGTCTAATAACGCCAATAACACGGTTAAACGTATAGCGAGGTCGATTACCCCTACGCTGAATATCATCTTCTGACCACTGACCATCCTCTGCATGAGCAAAACGCATATCTTCAACGGCTAGTTTGCGCTGCTCTTTGTCGTACCGCTCTGCTAAATCAAAGCGCTCAAGAGCTTCTTTAAGGATAGTCTCGTTATTTGCAGCCATTTAAAACTCACTATAATCAAATATTAATACATAGTGTAGCTCTTATTAATTAAATTAACAAATTCTAAAATTCTGAGTCGTATTCTTCTTCTTCGTAACTAATAGTAATAACAGGCTCAGAAAAGGTGAGCGCTCCAGCATCCCCGTAGTCAGGGCTAAATCCGTACTTTGATTTAATTTGATCTTTTGACAGTAAAACTTTTCTATCATTGCTATCTCGAACATAAGGGGACGCGCATAAGTCTGCCTGCATTTCATCGTCATCTGGAATATCTACTGGTAGATTCTCGTCAACCAACCAAAGCGCCATTTCCCCCCATATTTCATTTCGCTTATTTTTATATCTATCTGGGTTTAACGGAGTAGAGCCAAAATGAATAGACTTAACATGCTTTTCATATCCTAGCTCGTGGAGCCTATCAACTAAATCAGCGCCAGCGCCGTAATCAATAAACATCATATCAGGCTTTTTCTTGGCTATCGGGTCAACTGCGTCAAGTATTTTCTTGCATATAGCTACATTCTTCCCTAGCGAGTCGCATTGTTCGCCAATAAACGCTTTCATTCCGTACATCTTGCGTCCTTGTCTTTTAATTATTGCGAACCTATCCCCACCCCTTGATGGATCAACTCCAACCACTAAAGGCCCATTACCATTTTCATTGGCTTTTCTTGCTTTCATGCATTGATCTGCCGTGATAAGGCCATCGCCGCCCGAGAACTGGAATGCTTCCGCTGCATTCATTGGGTACTCTTGCTTGAATGCTTTTATCCCGTCAACTCCGTCCGTTGTAAGTTCTACTATTTTTATTCTTCGCCAGTATATTTGCTCTGGATTAAGCGGATATTGGCTTACTAATTTTGACTCTTCTATTGTTGCGGTGAACCCGTCCGGAATAGTCTTTCGATATTCTGTTTGCCAAAACCAAGGGATAAAGATAGGCATAAACTCAGACAACCCTTTTTCGGCTTGCTTCCATTGTTCATGGAAGAAATTGCCCACGCCGTTTGCTGTGCTCTCCCATATAACCTCAGTTCCGTCTGCGTCTGGTACGGCCTGCATAACGCCTTTTGTGTGCTCGCTTGCATTAACCCAGAAAGCAACCTCTGACCCGTGAAAGTATTGGATTGTTTGGCCGCGTCCTACCGCTTTATTTCCTGCTGTTCCTATTTTGTAGCCTGAGTCTAATTTATCAAAGTGGAGCTCTTTAGCGTTTGCTGCGCTAGTGGTGGGCTTAACAAATCTAGGGAGGTTTTCATAAAAGCGCTCCGTCATTTCAAATAGAGCGTTTGTTGATTCGCCGTCATGGGTGAGAATAAACGCCCTAACGCCTTTGTTATGTGTTGTTTTCCAAATGAACCGGCCTTCCACGTAAGTTGAGGCCCCTTGCTGCCTACCTTTAAGTAGAATTACTCTGGCTTTTCCAGTGTCTTTTATTTGTTGCTGGATTTTATCGTGGATATACTCTTGTGCGCTATTAAGGATAAACGGCTGAATGCCTTTTCCTTTTGTTCTTATACTTAGGCAGTTTTTAGCGTAATAAGCAAAATCATCACGCAATCTTAATCTTTTATCAGTCATCTAAACTAGCGAGCCACTCCTCGTGAGATATTTCTGTGACTGTTGCTGTTATTTTCTGTTTGTCCGTCACCAGCCCGTGAAGTTTAGCCTTCCCCATTATAGCGCCTGTCATAGCCGCTGGCTGGGCTTCTGTTTTCGCTAGGTCTTTGGCCTCATCAAGCTCTTTTGTGAGGCTGTCAACGGTTACATAGTGTCTCTCGCGGTGCTCTGCCTGTAATTCTACTATTCTTAGGGCAATCTTAGGTTTTTTGAATAACCGACAAGCTTCAACATAAATTGAGTTGTCCCCCATGTTCTCAGCATCATAGGCTGTTTTATACGCGTCTGACTGCTTACCGCCATTCTCTATATAAGCTTGCGCTAATGCCTCTTCTTTAACCGTTAAAGCCATTTTTCTATCTCTCTTAGGCTTTCGCCAACCAGGTAAACGCTACCTGTGAACGTGTTTTTAATCTATTTCCATTCTTAATGCTATTAACGCCAATATGATTGTTGTCCATATCCCTGTTTCAGTGTATGCGCCAAATAATAGTGCTACTGTTAACGTGTAACGAATAAAGCTAATTAAGTTATCCATATTAGCTTTATCTTATATTAAGCTTAAGCACGAAGTAAGCCAGTGGATTTCTCCATTTGACAGCATCCCATAGCCCTTTATTAAACGCAATATCACCATCTCTCTGTGCTTTTTTCTTTAAGGCGCGGGTCTCTTTTTCTCTTTCACGCCTAAATATCTCGTATTTCAATCCTTCAAGCATATCGCCTCACCTAACAAACACATAATCAGTGCCTTCTTTACTTACTGATAATCCGTGAACTCTTGCTAGAATATTGGCTCTAGCAACATCTACTTTCTTTTTTGGGTTAATAGAATCAAATCCTAAGTGAGGGGCTTTTCTGTCATCGCCGTAAATAGAGATAAAGACATCTTCTGGAATAGTGCAGGAGCCTTGCGCCAATTGATCGTGCAACTCTTGTTTATCCACAATAATTATCCTTATATTCCTTCTTTAAAATCTTATAGTATTTTTTGGCGTATTCCTTGGATTTGCCTCTTGTATTAGCTTCGGCGCACTTCCTTAAAATCTTAGCGGTTTTGCTGTTGATTGTTTTGTTCATGGCAACACTGTGAATCTGTTGAAATCACCGATAACCATATTAGTGCTTGATAATTTAGCTTTACCCTTAACGCGCCAAAGACCAGCATAATCCAGATCATCTTCTTTGATTGTATATTTGATATATTCGTTTGCCAGGTAAGTCTCGTCATTAATAGAGAGGTTGCTTGTTCCAACCGATACTCCGTCAGAGACGGTCTTTTCTTTCTTATTGCCTATCTCTGGCTCAAGAACCATGGTGAGCTCTGTGGCAGTTGAGACATCTTGGCCTAAATTGGCATAAATTAACTGGCCGCACTCATCTTTATTATAATTTGTATCTGCCATCAACTAGCACCTTGAATGATTAAAATACCTAATTCATATATACCGTAGATCATAGCACATAATAAGCTTACTGATAATACAAAGCCGATAACATCGTTTAATCCGTCATTCATTTATTTCACCAGCAGGGATAATTATTAACTGTGAGTTTAGTTGCGCCAGCTTCTGCGACCTGCATATCTCTTTGATGCTGTTCTCGAATTTCCTGATCTTTCTCTTTTTTAGCTGTGCGGTCTTTTCTCATTTCATTAGCTTTTTCTGGAAACTTGGCGCACAGCAACTCAAAATTCTTATCTTCTTCTATATAAAACAGCCCTTGAGCAATATAAATTAACCCTAATCCGTACATATTAACACCTTCTTATATTAACTTATAACCTTTAAATTAGGTCTTCTTGATTCTTGGTATTCTTCAATCCTTTTATCTGCCTGATAATTGTATTTATTGTCATTTCCAAACCATCTCCCACCTTTATTTTTTGATGTAAATCCAAAAAAATGCGTATAGGTTGGAGCTATATGTTTGTAGGTTTTACTTTTTAATCGAATATAGAACAGCTTTAGATTTATTCTACGGTGTTCAGTAGCGTGCTCTGTATCACTAAACGTATAAGCGTACTCAATCATCTTTATTCCCTCTTATGTAATATTATCATGATTTACCCTGTGGCATACATGTGAACCTGACACCCGCTTTGGGATGGCTTTCTCTTCATAGGTATTCTGGTTTTGTCTTTCAATATCGTAAACCGTATCGAGCAAACGCCTTTGTCTGCGTTATAATCAGCGCAATTGTTACAGGTTTTTCGCATACTCATAGCAATTAATCCTCTAATACCCTTAACCGCTCAATCTCAAGCATCCATAAAGCGTCTTTTCTTGCAATGTTCCCGCCTTGTGAGTATTGCTGGCCATCTTCTTTTGACCTCCATACAATAATCATTTCTTCAATATCGTCAGCATCTTCTAATAGATTAGCGAGAGCCGCGGCTGGTGACCAGTGAATATTAGGTAATGATTCTATTTTGCTCATTTTTATACCGCTCTACGTTCAATTAATTTATTAGCCTCAGCCATTATCCTTCTATCTGTCTCGTTTTCCGGCTCGTAATCCATAAACAGATAAAATCCTGTTGTTTTTATTTCTACCTGCACGACCTTGTTATTTCTTGGCGCTCTTGATTGCTTTTTCCTTTGGCCTGCTTTTATTTCTTTCAATCTTTTTTGAGCGTAGTTGGTTATTTTCTTCCTCTTCATACCTCTACCCTCACACGTTATTAATATTTATTGTCTTGGTTGGTTTTACAGTGCCGCGTATTCTTCTTCTGTATAATACGTTTTCTTAAAAATATCAGGCTTGCAAGGATATAGCTCACCCATAACACCTTTGATAATAAAATCATTTAATTCGGCTGTGTGGTCACCTTCTAATGTTGGAATAGTTAATCTTTTTGATCCATCAGTAGAGAAAAACACCTCTCTAGTCGACCTGCTTTCTAGCGCAACCACTTCATCATGGTTATTTCCTACCCATTGCACAGCTTCAATCGCTACTGGCTTTTTAATATATTTGCTCATTATAATCTCTCCATATCTACTTATTACCCATTGCCGACTGATAAATATCAGAAGGGTGCGTTAATGATAATCCTAATTCTGATCCACAATAATGATCTAATGTTTCTAAATACTGGCTCATTTCTCTGTTCGTCATTTTTGACGTATGCGCTCGAATATCTCTTGCTTTTCCGTTTATCTCTATTGCTGTTCTTGGTAAAAGAAGATTAACAAAATATTCATGCAGGTCATCCGTTGAGTGAATTTGGCCTAAATGCTCTTTTAAGAATTGCTGTATCTCTCCCATCCATAACCAGTTAAGCCGATTAATTGCTAGGCTGCGTTTCGGCTTGTAAAGACTAACCTCAATCATTACGGGCTTGTCAATAGTTGCTGATTCCATTGTTTTGATGAAATTCAGCTTGTCTTGCTCGTTATTAATGACGGTTGTGTTTTTCACCTAATAATTACCATCGACATATTCAACAGGCATATTAAGGCTTTCAGCAAGTTTAATCTCTGCTTGCACCCCAACAGATTCCTCCCAGCCTTCTAGCATTAATACGATCATTTTATCACATTTAGGTATCATTAACTCGCAATACCCTTTCCAGTATTCGTACTCTTTTGGGAGTCCGTATTGGGCTGGGGGGTGACTGTGAGCTATTGGGGAAAACACGTAGTTACCTTGACGCATTAGTCTTGC